GTCCATCAATAAGATCGATAAATAGCTATAACAGGTTTCTGATGGTAATCATTGAGTTTTCCTTCTCTTTAGGTCTAGTCCGAACACACCATTTCATCTTCATCCGGTTGGATAGATGCTTAACGTTGTTCCCTTTAGATGCGTAGTAGATTCAGTCTATTCGTTGTCTTTATATTATGACTAATGCCCTTTCAAGATTATCAACGCGAGTCAAAATTGACTTCCTCTACGTCTTCGCACATGCGTGATCCGTGGTTTATCGTATACCTCGATCTGCATCCAGACTATTCCAAGGTCATCTTCGACCTAGGTAGAGTTCAGAGAACCCCATACGAGATAGTTGCTCTCCTTCTTTTCATAAATCAACTCCTCCCATTCTCTAACCTTAAAGTTAGTTGGTAAGAATCCATACTTAACTTGGTCTTGAGCGGCCTTATATAATCTTTCATTATGTAGGTAGGCTTTCCTGAGGATATGATCGAAGGCGTTTGCAGTGGAAGATGTTTTAAGCTTACCTTTGAGAATTATTTTTTCTTTTAAAATCTCATTTTTGGGTTTTGTAAAAAGGTTTTCGATAACTAAATATTTATATAGTTTCGAAGCTTCATCTTCTATCTGTTTATACTGCAAACCATCATCAAAGAAGGTTGACAGTGGGTCAAAGATAACTCCACTCTCTTCTCTGATTAAACGGAAATTCGACTTCTCAAATTTATTTGAAGTCATCTTTGCTTTAACGAGCTTATCAAATTTCCATTCAGCAACTGTCGGGTATTTTCTAATACCTTTCTTCTCATGATTCAGATTCATTATCAACAAAGTCATTATTTGACGGTCTAATAAGGAAACTTCCCCATCGGGAATGAGACCAGGACCACCGAGATATTCTGGAGCAATCCAAGGAATACCGGGATACTTTTCGAGTATCGGTCGATTATAATGAATGAATCTCTTAGAGACCTCAACCCAGACAGATTCTGGGCATGCACGTTTAAGTTCACGATGCATTGATCCTAGTACATGATACGGTCTTACAGCTTCCGATAAAGCACATCCGCTTCGAGGCTTACTCATCAAGATACCTAAGTTAACATACTTTCGTACGACCCAAGTTCCTTCCGAATAATCAAAGGTTTGTGAATTAATTACCGTAATAGGCTTATGGACAAGAGAGAACAAAGTCTTCCCTAATGAACTAGTCAATCCACCAAAGGATGTGATAGTTGTCCACAGCTCTCGCATATTTGAGCGGCTGCCCTTCATTGTACAATCGTCTCCATTAATTAAAAGTGGAGCGACTAGAGTCTTCCTTTGAAGAGGTTGATTTCTTACCCTTAAGGGGATACGGAGAGACAATTCTAATGCCCAGCGACACATTGCTGCGTTGGCTAAACATAAGAATGGGAAAGAAGTTATAGAACCCATTAATTGTCCTTCTTTTTGAGAGCGTAAACTCCCGTTCTCCATCTCAAATAGATGTTTCGTTAACGACCTAATTAACATTTCATGATGGTCCTGAGTTATTAAGAATCCTTGATTCTCCTCTGTAACGTTTCTATTAAGAACTTCAACTAGCTTATTAGCTAATGTTTCTGAAACCCAAGAATGTAGGTTATCAGTAGAGGCTTTATAATCACCATTGACGATTATATCATCATCTCTAACGTGTCCTATAGCTGCAGCGATATGTTCTACGCTAACCGGTTCACTAATAAGTTTGAACACACGGTGTTTACTCAATACACGCCACAAAAATGTTTGTAGTGGTTTGAGAGCAGTATAGGTTAAAGGCGGTCCTTTCGATATGACACGCACTTTCAAGGCTTCCGATAGACCTACTGGTTTCACAACTGGTATTTCAGTCTTTGCTTTAGCATGGATGTGGTCGAACATTTCTTCCCACCTTCCTCGGAAACGACTTTCGTCGTATTTTATACCTTGCACGTCGAAC